TCAAAAGTGGGTCGCCATTGGTCAAAGTGCTATGGAAAGAAAACGAATATCAACAGCACTCACCAATTAGCTTACATACTCTATGACAAACGAAAGATAAAACTAGCTAAGAAAACTCCTAGTGGAAAAGGTGCGGTGGATGATGAAGCACTAGGTATGCTCAACATTCCAGAATTGAATACATTACTAAGTATCAGAAAACTTACCAAGGTTAAGAGTACATATCTCATGCCCTTCATTCGTGAGCAAGTGAACGGCGTGGTACACCCATCATTCAATCTGCATCTTGCCCGCTCATTTCGCTCCAGTAGTGACAAACCTAATTTTCAAAATATTCCTAAGCATGATGAGGAGTCCATGCGTATCTGCCGAGGTGCTATCAAGCCAAGACCAGGTCACCAAATAATAGAATTCGACTATAAAGGAATTGAGGTCAGCACGTCAGTTTGCTATCACAAAGATCCAAGAATGAAGAAATATGTTGAAGATCCTAGAACTGACATGCACCGAGACATGGCTACTCAAATATTCTGCACCGTTCCAAACAATATACTAAGGCAGGCTGCGAAGAATGGATTTGTCTTCCCACAGTTCTACGGTGACTACTATGTAGGTTGTACGCACAATCTTGCCTGCACATGGGGAAAGCTGCCAAAGTCCAAATGGCGCTCTGGGCAAGGCATTGAAGTTAAAGATATTCACTTGTCCGACATATTGATTGAGCAAGGTATCAAATCCTATGATGAATTTGAGCAGCATATCAAGACCATAGAGAGTGACTTTTGGAAGAAGCGATTCAAAGTCTACGATCGTTGGAAAGAGCGTTGGTGGGCTGAATATCAAAAGCGTGGCTACATTGAGATGCTGACTGGATTCAAATGCGTAGATATTATAGATCGCAAGCAAGCCTGTAATCGTCCCATACAAGGATCGGCTTTTCACTGTCTACTATGGTCATTCATTGAAATAGACAGGATACAACAAGAGGAACAATGGAATAGCAGGTTGATAGGACAGGTACATGACTCACTTGTCATGGATGTTCATCCTGATGAACTAGAGTATGTCATTGGAACTGTCAAGAGAGTGACTTGTGAAGAGCTTCCAAAAGCATGGGATTGGATCATAGTGCCATTGAGTGTTGACATGGAAATTTGTCAAGTTGATGCTCCATGGTCAGAAAAGGAGGAATATCATGGTACTTAACTGGATCCGTGTGTATAGACTACTTAAAGAAACTGAAGAAAAACTCACAAAATGTCAACATGATCTGAAGCTATTAGAGAAGCATTCTGAATGGCTGGAAGCTCAGAACGAAAGACTCAAGGAAGATGAATTCCAATTAGAGCGTGTGGTTGACAAATTAAAAGAGCAGTTAATCAAACGAGAAATCAACGTCCATGTTAATTTCAGAGAAGGACAGGACAGACAAAGGAGTGTTAAAGAAAATACGTAGACAGAATGTTCTGAAAGGGGTGAAGCAAACATGAGCAGCATGACCATATCTGAAGTGAAACAACTGAAAGGAGAGATGGAAGACAAGCTCACTTCCATTATTCGTGCCGAATTCAATAAGTTCAGCAGCATGACTGGCCTTCCAATAACGGATATTCGTGTTGTTATTTTAGATATATCTACTATGGAGCAACCACGATACACCATTGAGCACGTACGGATTGAGGTGAAGCTATGAGTCTTTATCATAAGTACCGTCCACATTCACTAGACGAGATGTACGGCAATGAGCAGACAATAGCCACGTTGATTGGACTGATGCAAGACCAATCCACTTGCCCCCACGTCTATCTATTTCATGGACCGACTGGATGTGGCAAGACCACGCTGGCGAGAATAATTGCATCACAACTTGGCATAAAAGGTTTCGACTACAAGGAGATTGACAGTGCGGACTTCAGAGGCATTGACACTGTTCGGGCGATACGACAGCAAGCCTATCTTGCTCCTATAGAGAGCCCTTACAGATTATGGGTAATAGATGAGTGCCACAAAATGACAAATGACGCGCAGAATGCCCTGCTGAAAATACTCGAAGATACACCAGAGCATGTCTACTTTGTACTCTGCACTACAGAGCCTCAGAAGTTATTGAAAACCGTGCGTGGTCGATGTAGCGAACTTCAGGTATCACCACTAAGCGATAGAAACATGCTAAGATTGCTTCGGAGAGTGGCGAAAGCTGAGGAAGCTATATTTGGTGATAGAATAACAAAGGAGGTATACGATCAAATTATTCAGGATAGTCTTGGTCTTCCCCGAAATGCCCTTCAGATATTGGAGCAAGTTATGTCCGTTCCTGGAGACCAGCGCCTTGCGATTGCTCAGAAAGCCGCTGAGGAACAGTCGCAGTCGATAGAGCTATGCCGCGCATTGATAAAACGTGAAGGCTGGACAAAGATTGCTAACATATTAAAATCACTGAAAGATCAAGATCCAGAAAACATACGTCGCCACATATTGAGCTATTGCAACTCTGTATTGTTAAGTAACGATGACGAACATACAGGAATAGTTATGGAACAGTTTATTGAACCATTTTATAACACAGGTTGGCCTGGATTAACCTTCGCTTGTTATGCAGCAATTAAATGAAATTAGTGCTTAGTATATAATATAAATAAGAAAGAGGGAGATGTAAAAATGAATCTTGACTATGAGAGAGATGAAAAGATTGATCCAGATGCTCTTGATGTTGAATGGATAGCGCAAGCTGATCTAACAGGGAGTTATTGTCGCCATGCAGCAGACATAGAAAATGAGGTACGGGAACTTAAAATTCAGCTAGATGTTGTTAAGGCTGAATTGGACAAGGCAATACGGGAACGTCCAGAAGATTTCGGTGTATCCAAAATAACTGAAACAGTGGTTTCAAACACCATTTTACTACAGTCAGAGTTTCAGAAGGCTCAATCTCAAGTAAACAAAGCCTTGCATGAATTGGATTATGCTAAGAGTGGTGTGAGGTCAATGGGAACAAAAGAGAAGGCTCTTGAAAATCTTGTACGACTGCACGGTCAGCAATACTTTGCTGGACCAAGTGGTCCACGTGATCTTAGTAAGGAATGGGAGAAACGTGTCAAACAAAAACAAGTTAATGAAAAGATAGGAAATGGAATGAGGCGAAAGAAATGAAGTGGTTAATTTTGATAGGCGCATTGTTTGTGGTGTCTATCTACTTACTTATATTCACATTCATGCTCAGTAAGGGCTGGACTCTTGGCCGACTGAGTGCATGGAAAGATCTAATCAAGGAGGAAACAAGAAATGCCAAGACGAGGATTGAGCACAAGCAAAAAAAGCATGAAAGACAAGGTTGGAAGAAACGCCGAAAGACAGCAACGCGAGGGTAGTCAGTACGGATATCTTAATCTTCCACGCGGGTTGAGTATGTTCTTACCCGAACCCAAAACAACGTATATGTGGGATCACATACCTTATATTGTCACCAATCCACGTCATCCTGACAGAGATGAAAAGATGGAGATTGCAACTGTTGATGAACTCTGGTATCGTCTGCCATTTCGCATACATAGAGGCATCGGTGGAGCTAAGGAAACGGTAGTATGTTTAGGCAGTATAGGTAAGAGATGTCCGATATGTGAGTATCGCAGTAATCTGATTCGAGAAGGCGGTGATCCAAAATCAGATGAGATTAAAAGTCTTAGGGCGTCCAAGCGTAATCTTTATCCAGTAATTCCTCTTGACAGCAAAGATCACAAACAGGAAGTTCACCTGATGGATGTTGCTCAATATCTATTTCAAGAATTACTCAATGATGAGTTATTGGAAAATGAAGATGCTTGTATGTTTCCGGACTTGAAAGAGGGCTTGACACTTGAAGTTCGATTCAAAATGGGAAAAATTGGCAAGATTGAGTTTGCTGAAGCCAGTCGTATAGACTTTCATCCTAGATCACATGCCTATGATGAGGATATACTTGAACAGGTTCCGAAACTGGATGAGGGTATACTAACAATTCTTAGCTATGCTGAGCTTGAAGCCAAGTTCTACGATCAAGAAGTTTCGGAAACGGAAGATGACGGTACTGAAACTTCAGTTGACGCGCAAACTGACAGTGATGAGACAGATGATATACAGAAAGTCTCTAAACCTCCAATGCGTCGTCAGAAAAAAGAGTCGATGAGAAAAGAGAAAGATCAAACTCCGTCGGAAGACCAAACTAATGCTGATTGTCCCCACGGACATACATTCGGAAAAGATTGTGCCAAATACGATATCTGTGACGACTGCAAGCAGTGGGATGCTTGTGATGAGGCCAGCAATAGTGAGTAATCCATTCAAAGTTGAAAATAGAGAGCGCATAGGTGATGATCAGCGACTAATAAGTATACGAGTACCTATGCGTTTGACCGATCCTATTTATTTGCTTGCGTTGGTTCGACAAATACCAAAGTCTATCATCATTCGTGAGATGCTTGAGGAAGGTCTCAAAAATATAACACGCGATACGACGGATATGATAGACAATCTTGTTGATGTATTAGTTGAACGAGCTTTGGATGAATGGACAAACAGAGCACAATACAATCGACATGCAAATGATTGGCAAAGTCCTGAAGCTATTCATGCACGATTTGAGGAGTATATAACTGAATTAACCATACAATTGTGTAAGCGAGGCATACCTCAAGAACTGCAAAATCGAGTATTATCAGAGATAGAAATAGAATATGAAACGAGCAAAATCAAAATTAAGTGATCAGATCAAAAATCATGTGTTTCGAGATCGCTCTAGTAATAAGACAGAGTATGACGGCAATATCGGCACTGTTATCAGCACCGGTTCTACATTACTTGATCTTGCCATAAGTGGTGAGCGGGTGCGCGGTGGAGGAATTCCTGGTGGAATAATGGTAGAAGGATTTGGTCCTGAGGGTGCGGGTAAGACGGTATTACTTTGTGAAATAGGGGGTGACATACAAAGAAAAGGCGGACAGGACATATTTCTTGATCCAGAAGCTCGCCTCAACAAACGATTCGCTGAGATGTTTGGAATCAACATAGGTGAAGCCGCCTATGATATGCCAGATACAGTAGAAAAGATGTTTGACTGTATAAAAAACTGGGAACCAGAACCTGACGATGTTGTACATGGAATATTGGCTGATTCGCTTGCCGCATTAACAACCGAAATGGAAATAGAAGGATCGGATAAGTATGGAATGAGGCGAGCAAAAGAGTTCAGTGAAGGTCTTCGACTCAGATGTAGAGAGATTAGGCAGAAGAATCTTCTATTGGTATGCTCTAATCAAGTGAGAACAGATGTAAACTCTGGTCCTTATGGGCCACCTG